GTGCAGCTTGGCGTTTTGCAACTAAACATTATATACAGAAACCTCTCGTTCACATCCTTCGAACGAGTATTCGTTGTACATGTCGACGCACACGTCAGGAACATGGACAAGTATAAGAGAATGTACATTGAGCCCTATGTTCCAGGATCTAATGTTCTCTTCTATAGCTAGTTGGCTAGATGGGGAAATTCCGAACTTGTCTGCCATCAACATTCTCGATGACGAAGTAATTGACACATTCAGTTTCTCAACCACATTCATAGCTTCTATGCCTCCTTTTAGTTGACGTTCCCAATAACCGGAGTAGGCTTTATTGAGAAGATTTCCAAGATTGTAGCTTTTGGTTAGGTAAAGTAATCTAGAAGCTAAGACGTGCACTATTGGGCACCCAGCACATTGGAAGAGCATGCTCAAAGCCTTGACTCTTAATAGTTTCATCTTAGTCTTATATGACGCATGTAAATATTTAGTTTGACACCATCCAAAATTACAAAGTATTTTGATTGGATCGACAATATTAATACGTTCTTCTATGTCGAACACATTTTGACAAAACCCCGCGGTTTCTAAATAATTGTGCTCGTCTAATTTTACCATGCAACCCATGTCTTTGAAGATTTGTGCGTCGAACACGACGCTTTGATCGACAGCAAATAAGCCGTCATCTCCTTCAACAACACCTATAGTATCTATGTTTCGAAGGTAGCAAGCAAACTTCATTAAACAATAATTGATCAAACCATTCCCCAAGGAAGTGGTCATCTCACCAGACATTCTTCTCGCATGAATATAGCCAGAGAAGTATTTGTTTTTAATGATGTTTTTTCCCGAGACAACTCTCTCCATCAATTCAATGATAGAAAACATTTGAGTATTTGTTTTACCTACGAAGTGCTTGTAGATAAAATACTCAATAAGTTGGAACATTTCTTTACTCATGTGAGCTTCGAATGAAGTGTAGTCCGTAGCTAAGTACTTGCAGCCCGGTTTAAAAAGACGATCGTAAATGTATTGTGGTCTTTTATCAACAGCAACGTGTTTGACAAAAGCAGGATGTTTGTACACAATCTCTTCGATCTTCTTAATAATCGGTCCGAAAATGACTTTCGCTTCGTCGACCCGGGCGTAAATGCCTCGGCCGTGCTTCACTCCAGGATAAAATTCGTCCTTCATGAATAATTTCACTATAAAGTTGTTCTTGTCATAAATATTGCCTAACTCAGCATAGACTTTTC